CATAGCTGTCACTGTACCTACATTTCCTTTTTCTATAAACATCTGAAGCTGAGTAAGACCGTCCGGTGCATCATCATGCACATTCTTTCCGAGCTGGACAAAGAAAGTAAGTTCGTCCATAGCTGCTTGATACTCTTTGCTCCGATGTTCTTCGTCCAAAAAAATAAAGTTTCTTTTTATGTCATCTGAATATGCGATGATCTTAGACATTTTTTCCATATTCCCTGGCGCACGGCTGGATGTGCAGCTGCATTTATACTTCTGTTCTTTGAGTTTTTCATCCACGTACATCTTGTACATATCACCACCGTTGTTTGCCTCGAAGTTAATCTGTCGTATCTCGTTTCCAATGATTTTTCCAACGACAAGCGGAAGAGTGACTTCTTTTGTCCCTTTATTGAATACCCAGTCAAAAATATAGATATCTCCATTTTCGTATTCTCGCCCAATAGGCATTGAAAGACTATCCCCACCGCCCCATGCAACATCACAGGCAGTAACAACACGGCTGTCACCTTCCGGAAGTATTCCATTATAGTACCGAAGTCCATCTTCCGGAAAAAGGATTCCTTCACGGATAAATGGATTTTGCTGATATTTGGCTTGCCATTCGTTAGCATCCAGTCTTGATTTCATATCCACGTAATATTTTGTGGAAAATCCTACGCCGTAGTCATAATCAAAGTTGGATTCACCATTTTCATTCAATGCCGGAATCTTCCTAAAGCGGTACCGTGGATTATTTTTCTTTTTAGTCTCCACTCTTCCAAGAGGATCCATGACATTCCATCGGGTTCCGACCATCAACTCTCGTGCACCGTCATTTTTACGGTCAACCAGAACGTTCAGATAATCCTGATACCGGTTTTCCAGACGTGTTGGACTTAATGATTCAGTTCTGTCACGAACAAGGTCATCCACATATAAGTAACCGTCTGAAGATATATCTACGGAACCTGTCCATGTTCCATCAATACCACGACAAGTCAGCGTCGAAAATCGGTCCGGTGCGCCAAGGTTGATTTCTTTCTTCTCTGCCGATTTCTTTTCAAGAGTTGCAGACGGAAAGATTTCGTTGAAAGTATATTCTGGTGTCGAAATAAGGTTCTGTATTTCTCCGTAAAATCCATCGGCAAGGATTCCGCTGTGACCGCTCATAGCGTTATGGCTGTTCGGGCGTTTACCCATTATCCAGGACAGGAAAAATATACAGGTGGTTGACTTTGCGGTTCGGGGCGGCATAGACACGCCAAGAAACTCAATCTTTCCGTCCTCTAAGTCCTGCAGATCCTGTACGAGAACATTTAATGTCTTTTTTCTCGGCTCATAGAATTTTCTTCGTGGCTGCCTGTTCTTTTCCATGTAGTGCAGATAACTCTCGAATAGCCATGGAGCTTCTAGCAGCAAATACTGCCAGTAGATATCATCAAAATTACCGCTTCCCGTCAATGCAGCTTGTCTTGCGGCTACGTTATGAGCATACTTACTTACTTTTATTGCCATTTGCTGTGCTTCTAAATTCTCCGTAAACGGCAAATCAATGTTCATGTTTAACAGCAGATCAAGGCAGTCTTTCTGATTCTGGTAAACAGACATATCTCCGCTGATGATTTGATTTAAGACTACCCGATACCATTCAAATGAGCCTTCTGTAAATTTTTGCATAAAAATAGAGCCAGACCGCCTTTCTTCTTAGGATTTAGTCTGGCTCTCATGTGGCTCTCTGACTGGTTTATTTATTTTTCTTTTTTAATTTCAAGTATTTTCTATATTTGCGGCTGTATTTCCGAAGAATCAAATCAAGCATGATGCTATTTGTTTGTTCTGTGTTTTCTGACATAGTTGTGAGATACGGATAATCTTCTCTATCATCTACTAATGTCTTGAAAATTAAGTCTAAAGCAAACTGAGCGCTGATAGGTGGGTCGCTCAAAAAATTCATCAAAGTCAATTTTGAATACTGAATCAAATTTCTGTGATTCATTGATTCTTTTTATAGTTTTATCAAGTTTTGTTTCTGGATAAGGTGGGTTTATATAACAAGTCAAAGGATTATTTTCATTATGTACCTCCGAATCGCATATAACCGGATACCATTCAACAGCAGTTCTTTCTCCTGCGTCTTTTTGAATTAGAATATTTGAAAGTCCTCCAATATAACATTTTATGACCATATCATCATTTTTTATTTTTACTGAATATTCCTTTTGGAATTCAAATGCAGTGTACTCAGTATAAAATTTTAAAACGGTCTTTGTAATTGGCGGATAAGATGTAAGAAGAATTTCCTCGATATCAATCTGCGCATATGTTTCTATTCCAAGTTCGATGATCTCAATCGGAATCCTTTTAACCACAATTCTCATACATTTACCTCAAACTCTTTCTTGCAGTTACTACCCTTGCATTTCAATTTAAGATGCCGAATTTTTGTCTCTGGGCTAATAAGAAGTGCTTTCTTCTCGCAAAAAGGGCAACAATACCACAGTTTGCCATTGACATTCTTTATTAATGTCCGTCCGTCCCACGGCTCTGGCGGGTTCATTACCTGAGAGAAATCTATCCCCTCAGATTCAAATGCTGATTTAATGCTCACTTTAATCTCCTATTCTTTTTATGCTTAATGCCTTTACGTTTCCGTTTAAGATAAATTCTTATTTTGCTTCTTGCATTATCGCCGAATTGATTGTGGAACTTCCTTTTTCTCTTTCTTCCGGCGACCTGTCTTATTTTGCGTTTTCCATGCATTTTAAGATAATTATTTTTGTATGAAGCAATGCATGTTGTAAGTGTTCCTGAAGAAAGATACAAGTTTTGAACGGCTTCTATCCAAGGACTTCTAAGTAAATATTCATTATCTTTCATGCTTTCTCACTCCTTTTCGCCCTGCAACGCTGCGTATATGGGGAATTTCGTGCATTCGCAAGTAATTATTTGAGACATTATAGTTGCTTATTACTTGGATTCCATAAGTCATCGTCTTATTCTGAGATGCATCATAAAACGGTTCTTCTAATATGATCTTTTCGGATACAATTTTTGTGCAACCATTTTCGCATCGTAAAATATCAACAAGCCATTGTTCATTTAATTGTTGTGTTGCAAGTTCTCCATCGAAAAAAGCTATTCGTTTAATGTATACAATGCCTTTTACGAATGGCTCCTTTTCCAAAATTTTTTTAATTGTTTTAATTCGTCCGTTTACTTCAATCGGAAATTGCCATGTATTCAACGGGATTATCTCTTTGATTTTGATTGTCCCAGATGCTGTTTTAAATTCTTTCATATCAACTTACCCCATGAATCTTTCTCAGATTTGCGTACCGGTCAACCAGTACATCCAATGCGGTCTGAAGCTGGTTGATTGTAATGCAATCGGACTGGTGCTGATCTTCATACATTTTTAAGCTTGCAGCAAAATCTGTCTCCTTTTTATCTGGTTGTGTATCGTTAATTAATTCAGGCTCTCCATACATCATCACATCACAATCTCTTTCCAGCTCAATCTGGTATTCTTGTAAATCCAAAATTTCATGCTGTCTTTTCTCACATTCTTCAGATAGTCGGACAACTTCTTTCTTCAGCTGATCTACCGTCCAGTTCTTCATATCTTCAATCCTCATGGCATCCTCCCTCAAATCTTGGTAAATATTTCCATGTCGTAGTTATCTCGAATATAATCCACGCATTCAGACAGTTTTTCTCTAACAAATTGATCGTTTGCAATATCTGGATGTATCGTGTACATTATGCAACTGCCTTTTCTTCCCTCTTTCTGGAATTTCCGCCAGTTAAAAGTCATTGTAAACAGTGGAATCCTTGTGAGATTCTTTGTTTTGTGCTTTATATAGAGATTGCAAAGCTTTTTAATCATGGTAATTCTCCTTTCGCAATCAAGCCGTCTTCTCAAACAAACCAAGAATAAACTCCCGTCCCATCTGTGTAATCCGTCTATGGTAGATTACTTTTCCAGAATCCAATACTTCCTGTTTGATTTCCTCATATCCGCAGTCACTATAGTTGGAGTACATCAACCACGTACCGTTTACCTGATACTGTATCTTCTTTTCTGCCAGGATTCGGTTTAGCTGCATTGCTGATTTCAGCCCCAATTCTTTGGCAATCTCAGTAATGGTATATGTTTTGTTGACGTGCATCAGGATAGCATTCTTTCTCTCGGCTTCTACTCTTGCAGCACGTTCCTCTTTCAGTTTAGTCAGAAGCTCGATGCCGAAGTCTGGATTATTCAGGATATTATCAATAACATTGTCCGTAGCATATATGCCGTGCTTACGGATAGTCTTCAGAATCTCTTTGACTTCTTTCTTGAACTGTTTGGCAATCGGCTTTCTGGACTGCATCAGGACTTCGTAAAGTCCGTTCTCGGTAAGCAAATTCATTTGCCTATTCTGACCTGCCCTAAGAATTGTTGAGACCAGCTTTTCATCATCATCAATTCCTCTGAGCATTTCCGTCACATTGCTATGTTCAATCCAATCAGCTACATCATTGGCCACAAATAACGGTTCCTCTGCTGTTCCGTAAACTCTAAACTGTTTTCCTAACACTTCCTGCTCATTTAATACCTTCAGTTCGTTCATTTCTCTCTTTCCTCCCTGTGATTCATCTGGCACTTGATCATCTTTGCTATGTTCTCACGTTCCTGTTTTATTCCATGTCCCTGACGGAACAATTCGCATTCAAGGATATTTCCGCACTTGGAACATTCATCTTTGATTTCTTTGCCTGCTATTTGCATTATTCGTCATCACAATGAATAAAAAGGTGTAGGGCAATTTGTTTAAGATCATTCTTTCCGTATAATCGGATCCCATCTTTTGATTCTCTGTCAATCAGCCAATCTGCTAATTTAAAAGGTGGTTTAGGGGGTTCTCCCTCTTTTGGGGCTGCCGCTTCAGCATTTGACTGGATAGTAAGTCCGTACCACAAATGACGGTGCCAGTATTCCAATGCTTCTGGGCTGCATCTCTCTTCTAATTCCGAAAATATCTTTTTGTAATCAGATAATTCTTTTTTCATTTTCTTTGCTTCTTGTTTTGTCATTTTCAATACCCTCCCAACATTCACAACTGTCATCCAAATATCTGAAATCTGCACGACGTTCGCTTTCACCATTACAGCATACGCTTTCTTCCAGTGCATACCATTTGCATGTGCAACAATGATCTTTTTCCATAATGTTACTACCAAAAATAAAAAAGTCCGGCGGGTGGACTTGAACCACGCATCGTCACCCAACGTGAACCACCGGAACCAATCAGAAGGTAAATTTGAGCATTTTGGAAATGCTTTCCGATAATGGCAATTTACCGGAATCGGAATGGCAGGAATCGAACCTGCGACCTCACTTTTGCAGTGCACTCTTCCACCTGAGCTACATTCCATGCCGCTTACTACGGCTGATCACCTCGGTAAATGAATGAGATGATTTCCATTTTGCACAACATATAAATGATATGCTTTTCGTACTGCCCAGCAGTCCTCAGGATAAACATCAACCTTTTCCCATGGGTTTAATCCGCTTGAACCATAGACCGCCCGTGCACTGACAGCATAGAACGAACGAATTAATTGCAGGAGACGGATTTGAACCGCCGTTCTCAAGGGTATGGACCTTGTGAGATTCCGCTTCTCTATCCTGCCATGTACATATCTGGAAGAACCATTTCAGCACGTTCACTTATTGCCTACTTTAAGGGAGACCACTTTGCAATCCGATAGGCAGCAAACATGTCCGGAACTCGGAATTACATTCCCATGCGCCGCCCTGCGCTATTCCCACGCCAAACTTTCAGGCTCCAGACAAGCGGAAAGGATGGATTCGAACCACCAAGACCTAGTCTATGACCACGCCGTTCCCAGTTACTTGCACTTTCCGAATAACCCGGTGCAATCCGGGTTAGCAATAGGTTTATCGTGTTATGCTTTCCACTAGACTGTTTTCATCTGTGTCAGTCCCACGGAGTTGTTTCGGAGGATTATTCCTGAAATGCCTCTTGAAAACTCCCTGTCGTCAACGTGCACTCATTGGCGACATATTCAACTCAGAGACAGAACCGAACGGGAAGTTGCCTTTTCACTCCGGCTACGCCGTTACGTACCTTCTGAAAAACAACCCACATACACACATTCGGCAGTTTTTTCTATCCATAAAACGGATGGACAGCTTTGGGAGAAATGGAAGCTCTGGGGCTCGAACCCAGGGCCGACCGGTTATGAGCCGGTTACTCTAACCAACTGAGCTAAGCTTCCTGAGTAGCAAAAAGATACAGGGTCGCTGCGATATCTGTCTTTTCACTACTGTTGCAGTTCTTGACCGCCAGCTGCAACAAAGGTTGAAACCACCCGGAACATTTGACTGTTCCTTTAGTCATCGCCGTTGCGATAGGTGGTTAAAGGGTATTTCATAAAAAAAGGAAAAAGAAAATCCAATCTGCATCAAAAGAAAGATGAAACCCGATGCAGAGCGGCGCATGTGGGATTCGAACCCACGCATAACGGAGTCAAAGTCCGGTGCGTTACCGCTTCGCCAATGCGCTATGTTGCGGCAGTCGCTCAACCCTGCCGCACGTGATATACTTCAAAAACACCATCGATATATTTATG